AGTGCTGCCGCTAACCCGGATCAGGTGGCCCACCACAAAAGCAGTGCCGGTGGCGTTGATGGCGCTGCCGCTCAGCACGCTGGTGGCCGCCAGAGTAATGGTGGTAGCGCTGGTGGCGGTGATGCGGGTGGCGCTGGCTCCGTACTCCCAGCCGGCCCCGTTGTACACCTCCGGCTGACGCAGCCAGTAGTTGCAGAACGCGCCCTCCAGGAATATATCCATGTTCTCAAGGCTGTACTCGGTGGCCACGTCACCACCGGCGTCGTAGCCCGTGAGAATAAGGTCCTTGATCTGGCGGGTGGAGTCTATCTCGTTGCTAACCTCGGTGGTGGGCGTGTAGGTCAGGCTCTCGCTGGTGAAGCGGATCTCCTGGTAGGCCGGGTTGTTCGGCAGCACGCGGAAGGACGTCTCCTTAACCGCGCGTACGGAAGTGCGATTGGCGTCCGACATCTAACGGGGCCTCCTTTGATCAGCTGCGACATACCCTACTCACGGTGAACAGGGCAAGGGCAAACTTGAGTTACGGGGCGCTTGCGCGCGGTTGCGTTAGGTCTTGTCAACTATCTCCTGGCGCTCGTAGGGGCACTCCACGATAATACGACCCCAGTTGTCCTCCAGATTGGAAGCACGGGACTCGTTGCCCGCCACGTCACGGGCGCTGGGCGTGCGGAAGGCCACCAGCTCGCCGTCGCTGGTGACTAAGTCAAGAGTATCGTACACGCTCTCCAGCACGTCGGCCACCAGCCGGGACTGCTTGGTGCCCTGCCCCAGCGGGGTGTACACGTCCACCTGCACCGTGGCGCGATGCCGCTTGACGTAGTTCAGGCCGATAGTCTGGCGGGTGGTGCCGCGGTCCACTAAGTTGAACACGGCGAACATGGTGTTGCTGGGAGTGGTAAACTCGTGGTTGGGCCACGCAACCGGCATGGTGGGCCAGTTGGCGGCAAAGGTGGCGGCAAAGTGAGCGGTGACTACCAGTCTCTCGCTTTCTCTAGACACCTCCGCCTCCCCGTCTGTACAGCATGATGTTTACTTCCAGAAGAGTCTCGCCGCGCCGCACCATGCCGCCCGGCGGCGTGCGATGCTTTTCTCCGCGGGTGGAGTAGGTGCCGAACTCAACGTCGCTGAAGTAGGGAGTGTGGTTGACCAAGTACACGTCCTGAAAAGGATTTCTCCGCACCCCCGCCAGCACCGCGGCAAACTCCTGCTCCACCACAGCCGCGTTGGCGGCCCGCCGCGGCTCGCTACCCAGACGCATCTGGCTGGTCTCGCCGGGCAGGGCAGGCTCCTTGACCGGCTGGCGCACCCCGCCGGCCGGGCCGCCCAGCGTCCACTGGAAGTTGACCAGCGTGCGCCCGGTGTACACCGGAGTGCGCAGAATACTCTCCTGCATGGCTTGCAGACCCGCGGTAAGGTCGGCCACTATCTTGCCCTTGAGCCGGCCCAGCTCGGCGCGACCCAGCCGGCTCCAGTCCTGCGGATGTCTGAAGCTGACTCTGAGCACGGCTATTTCTCCCGCGCTATGATTATCCACAGGCTGTCGCCCGGCACCGTGCGGTAGCTGAGCACGTTGTAGCCCAGCCCGTCCAGCGTGAAGGTGTCCGTCTCGTCGGGAGTGACCCCTGGCAGATCGGTGGCGGGTATCAACACCTTCACGTCACTCACGCTGACGCTGCTGGCCTCCCGCTCAGCGTCCGTGAGGCTGGCCCGCAGCATCCGCACCGCGGGGTAGGTGACCACGCTGGTGCTGGTGTAAGTGTCCGTGGCCGGATTATAGACCGCCGTGCCCCGCCGGGCGGTGTAGGAGCCGGTGCTTATCAGGTCGCCCGCCGCCACGAACGCCTGCTGCACTCCGGCCGCAACGGTTGCCTTTAGACCCACGGCGCTACCCCACTATCACTCTACGAACCCGGAGGCCGTGCAGGTAGTCACCTAACCCCCGCAGCAGAGCGCGGGTGGCGCTGTTAACGGGCTGAGTTCCGGCGCTGGTGTTGCTGCTGGCGCTGGCAAAGTCCAGCTCTATAACGTCGATCTTTAGGCGGTCCAGCCCGGTGCTGGTCTGGGCCTCGGGGCTGCGGTCCCCCTTGGTCAGCCACAGCGCGTGCTCGGCAACGGCCTGCCGCAGCCGCACCGGCAGCGCGTCCTGGGGCAGCAGCACGTCGTACAAGTCCCGCACGCGGGCGCGCGGCCACTCCAGCGCCTGCGTGGTGGTAGCTCTGTAGCCGTACCACAGATACTGGCCGTCCAAGCTGCGCGTAGCCGCCATCAGCAGCGCGGCCTTGGTGGAGGGGTCCAGGTCGTCCCAGTTGTCCGCGTAGAAGGGGTGGCCGGCGTAGTAAGCGTCGGCAAAGGCCACGTCAGCGTAGCTGTTGGCGTTGCTGAGGCCGGCCCCCGTCTCGGCGACTAATGCTACCATGCGCGTGCTCCCGGTTGAGTGTGGGCCGGGTAGAGTCTAACGCAGCCGAGCAGACATTACCAGCAGACACTACAGAGCCCGCCCCGCGGGGAGCGGAGCGGGCTCTGCCGCTTTGCAAGCTGAGGTGTCAGCGCTGCCGGCTGAGACCGGCGGCAGGTTACTTCTTGTCGGCCGGCTTGGGCTCGGCGGCGCGCAGAGGAGCGCGCGGGGCCTTCTCCAGGTCGTCCGGAGCATTGGCGGTGCGGGCGCGCTCAGCGAGCTTGTCCGCCTCCTCCTCGCTGGGAGCCACCACCACCTGACCGCCGACGCCAGCCACCTCGGTGACCACGACGTTGGGGTTGGCGGCCTGCGCGCTGCGGAGCGGCGTGGCGCTGAGGCGGGCGGCCTCAACGGCACCGTTGTCCACCAGCTTGTAGTTGCCGGTGGCAATGAGCTCCTTGGCGTCGATCGGGAACACGTTCTTGACGAAGCCCTTGGTCTCGCCGGTGTCCTTGTTGTCAGCGCCGGTGTACTCCACCGCCACCATGCCCGGAATCACCTCCGGAAGGATATTCTCAGCCATTACGTGCTACCTCCTTGGGGCCGGGATTAGTCGAGCGGGTTCTTGGTGAGCCAGCTGCGGAAGTTGATGCTGGGCGTGGTGCCAACCGGGGCGATGTACACCCGCACGTAGGGCAGCGGAGTACCGCCGTCCGCGCTGTTGATAACGCCCTGCACGTAGCGTCCCGTGGTGCTGTCCACCGACTCCCCGGTCACCGTGGAGTCGCCCAGCCGGATGGTGCTGATGTTGTGCACGTCACTGGCAAAGGTGGGACTGCTGCTGCCCTGCAGGGTGAGGGTGTAGCCCTCGTCCCCGGTGGTGATGTCCATGGTGTCCACGTCCACCACCCAGCTCATCTGAGCGAACGCCGGCCCGAGATTCACCACCCGGTTGACGCCACCCACCTGAGCCGCGCCGGCGCTGGTAACAGCCCCCGCGTCCTTCAGCTCCGTCGCCGCGTCAAACGTGGCGGTGAGAAGATTACGAGCCATGAGATTGTTCTCCTCTGTGCTGCACGTTACGCTACGATGGCAGCGTTCTTGATGCCGCGGATGCGGACCGCAGCGTTACCGTTGAACACCGCCAGACCCGCATACCACTCAACGCGGGTGCGGAACAACGGCATGGCGTCCAGCTCGCCCAGGTCACGAACGTCAATGCCGCCGTTCTGGAGGCCGCACACACCGTCCGGGGTGAAGCTCACCACGTAGATGCTGGTGGCCGTGCTGCCACCGCCCGGCGCTGCCTCGTTGAAGCCCAGCGGGTCGGTATTGATGTTGTCGCCGTAGGTGGTCAGCAGGGGCAGACCGTTGTAGGCGGTGATGGGCCGCCCAAAGTCGTCCTGCTCGAACTGGATGCTGCCGGCGATGCTCGGGTTCTTGGCCGCCGCGCTGAACTTGCGGCGCATGGTGCGGCTCATCAGGATGTGCGTCGGATTGCTGACCGTGTCGATCGCCTGATCCAGGATGTCGAGGCTGAGGGCGTCGCCGCCGCTGGTGCTGCCCGCGTCGATCAGGTTGGCACCCGTCAGGCGCGCCTGCAGCCCGTCAAACTCGCGCGGCTGGAGGACGGTGTCGCCCTTGATGAACTTGAGGGTCCACGCCTGAGCCAGCGCCTTGATCTTCAGCGCCTCGTGGGTGCTGCGGACCTGCGGACCCATGGTGGTGATGATGTAACGGTCAACGTCCAGGTCACCGCCCGCGATGTACAGGCTCTCGGTGGCCGGGTTGATGACGCCCACGGACTCGGCGAAGCCCTCGTTGACGCCGCGGAACGCCACGCCGGGCAGCTGTGCCTCGCGGTTGTAGCTGAGGGCGTTGCCCGCGATATCCTGGAACGGCAGGACCCGGAGAATCTCACTCTCACGAGCGAAGGTCTCGATCACACCACTGCGCAGGAGATTGCCCGTCTCGAGCTTAGCGGCCTCAACCAAGGTCATCGGCATAGTGTCAATTCCTCTTCTTACGGACTAACCGTAGCTCGGTAGGGCCGCTGCTACGTGGCGCGGGCTGCGCCTAGTCCGTGCTGAGGCCCTGCTGGCGACTCATAGTTCAAAGCGGAATGAGGTTGCAAGTGACTTTTTGAGTAAAAGTTTAGGGGCTAGCGGCCGGAGGTTGCCGGCGCTAGGCGTGGCGCGCCGGAGCGCTCCCAATCGGACGCACCGAACCGGAGGCTTACCCGTTGTGGCCGGCTGTAGCGGTGGCGCGAATAACGGGGTAGGGGACGGGGCTGCCTCGTCCGAGCTGAAGGCCCCCTGCGCGCTCCGGCACCAACCTAAGAGCTTTTGCCCGCGAGCCAGCGGGCGGTAGCCTACGCCGGGCGGCACGTGGCCGCGGTAGGAGTAGACTCGTGAAGACGAACATGACGGGGGATAAGATTCTCCAGCCCGGCGACGACATATGGGCCTTTTTCAGCGAGAACTACGGAGTGGAGCAAGGCGAGGAAATCAACGCCTCGGGCCTGCAGCTGGATCCCAATTTCGGCTGGTGTTGCACTCTTCAGGACGAGAATTTCAACGAAGTGCAGGCGCACGACTTCCCGGATTACAACCAGCTTAGTCAGTGGCTGGTGGATCAGGGTATCTACGTAGGGGAGTAGCGGCTAAAACCGCAGGCGCTGCAGCAGAGCGTTGGCTCGAATCTGCTCGCCCGTCAGCTGTCCCGGCAGCAGCGCCGGGGCGCTGTTGTAGCTCTCTATGCGCTCGGCCAGAACCAAGGCTCGCGTGTCGGTGCTGGCGGGCCGGTAGGTGCCCGGCCACAGACTAGTGGTGCGGGCGTTGCGGCTGACGTTAGTGCTGTCGGCGCTGGCTAAGGGCAGCAGCGTAAATATCAGGGGATTGAGCATGCGCAGCCCGTGCAGCCGGCACGGCGGGCGGCCGTGCTGGTCAACAATGGGGCGCAGCACCTGCTCCATGCGGGTGAGGAACGGGACCACGTGCTTAACGTCGTACTTGCCGCTGCTACCCACGCACACTCTGGGGTAGGCCGCGGCCAAGCGTGCTAGGCGGGCGGGGCTCTCGTCAGTGTGCCACACCGGCGCTCCGGAGTACGGGCCGTGCGGCCACTCCGCCAGCAGAGCGTCGTTCTCCTCCTCGCCGCCGGCTATAACGTCGGGTATTACCGCAAAGTCAAAACCGGGGTGAGTGCGCCACTGGTCAACCCATGCGTAGTACCGGGGCCAGTCCGTGGGCTTTTTAGCCCGCCACAGACTGAACGCCCCGTTGTCAAGCGCAAAGCTCTGGCAGATCTGGGCCGCCAGCGGCAGCTGAGTGGGCGCGGCAAAGCTGACAAAGGCGTGGCCCGCGCCCCAAGCGTGCCGCGCGGCGCTCTCCGGACTGAACGGACCGCCGTGGTAGTGTATCACCGCGGGGGCTCCGGCGGCGGACTGGGAGCGGCCGGCGGGGCTGGGGCGGTGGCCGGCTGCGGCCGGGCCTGCGGAGCGCGCAGCCGCGGCGGTGCCCGGCGAGTATCCGGGCGGACCGTGCCGTCCTCCTCCAGCAGCAACCGGGGCGGCAGCGCCTCGGCGCGTATGGCTAGACTGGGCTGGTCCGCCCGGAAGGTGTCTCCTGGTCTGAGGAGCGCCAGCTTGTGGTGGCGGCCGGCTCGGTCCACGCGGTACAGCCTGAGCAGCACGTTGTTACCGGCCGGATTAGCCACGGTGTAGGGCAGCTGTTCCATGCCTTGCCCTTGGATTGGCGGGAGGGGCGGGCTGCCAGTCTGCGCCCCGGCGGGCGGGGCAGTCTAGGGCGGTTGGTGGGCGGAGCCGCCGCGGGGGCGGACGGTGCGCTGGCGGCGGCTCCTGGGGCGGCAGGTTACACGCCCGCGCGGGCGCGGTTCATCTTTTCCTGCGGCGACATGGCGGCGAACTCGGCCGGGGTGAGGCGGTTGCTCTTCTCCTGGCTGCCGTTGGCCCCGCCGCCCACGCTGCCCTTGAAGAAAAACGGGCTCTGCTCGCGGAGCTTGGCCAGCCACTCAAGGGGCGTCATGGGGGTGCTGCCGTCGGCCCCGTACATGATCTTGCCCTCGGCGTCAAACGGCACCAGCCGCCCGCCGTCCATGGGCCGAAACACGTCGTAGGCCTCGCGGAGAATGTGCGTGGTGGCGCTGGGCAGCGCTCCGCTCTTCTCGTTGTTAATGGCCGTGATAACCTCGCGGTCGATAGCGGCCTTGTTCAGCTGCTGCTTGAGAGTGCTGATCTCGGCCTCGCGCTCGCTGATGGCCCGGCGCTGAGCCTCCACCTGCTGAGTGTGCTGCCGCTGCATCTCGGTGGTGCGGGTGGCAATGGCCTCGTCCAGCGTGGTGTCGGCCACCAGCTTGCCGTCGTCAACCTGCTGCTTGATCTTCTTGAGACCCTTGTAGCTGTCAATCCACTCGTCAGCCTTCTCGGGGTCCATGCCCAGCTGAGTGTAGAGACTGGCCAGCTGCGACTGGATGCCGTCGCGCTCCTGGCTGAGCTTGATGTTGTTCTCGCGGAACTGAGCCAAGTCCGTCTTGTTGACAACGTCAATGACGAACTTGTTGTCCTTCTCCACGGCGACGTCGCGGAACGCCTCAGGCACCGCTTCCTTGGACTCGTAGGCAATCTCTGCCATTGTTAGTCTCCTGCTGCCGGCCCCGCCGGTAGACTCAGCCGACCCTCGGCCGAGCGGGAGAGCGTATAACTCGGTAGAGAGGGCGGCGCAAGCGTGAATGTTGGGGGATGAGCCGCGGGGCTGTAGGCTGGGCGGGCGGCAGGGGCCGCGGGGAGGGCCGCGGTGGCGGAGCAGGTAAAACTTGAGCAGGGTCTGTCGGCCGAGGAGATGACCGCACTAGCCATAACGGAGGCGGCGCGGGTGGCGTTTAAGCCGGCCGGCGGCGGCCGACTGCTGCGCCCCCGCGACGTGGTGCGGACCTGCGCGGCGGTGGTCACCTTTTTGGAGCGGGCGCGCCACACCGGCCTGGACTGGAACGTGGAGCAGTGGCAGGGCGCGGTGGAGCGCCTGACCCTGAGCTTGAAGCGGCCGGGGGAGTAGGGCGGCTAACGCAAGTGCCCGGAGTAGTAGGCGCTGCCGTAGCCAAAGGCGCTGAGAACAAACGGCCCGGCCACAAGCCAGAACAGAGCCAGCAGCAGGCACAGACCCCAGGTGAGCGGCTTGCTGCGGTAGGCTAGGAACAGCAGATTGCGCGCCGCCATGATGCTGAACAGAGTGCCGCCCACGTTGACCAGGGTGTCCATGGCGGACCAGTAGCGCCAGCTGACCGTTACCGCGCTGTAAAAGCCGCGTATAACCGGAGTAAAGCTCACCAGGAATATGGCCCAGCGCATGCGGTGCCCCGGCGTAAACTCAATGGGCAGCTTGCCGGTGCCGTCCGTGGGGAACGGCTTGGGCCGCCCGGTGCCGCATCCCGCCAGCACGTTGCACACCGCCACGTACATCACGCGCAGGCCGGTGAGCACGGGGGCGGCAAAGCTGGCGGGCACGTGGCTCCAGCGGCCGCCCTCCACGCGCCAGCTGGCGTACCCCGCTCTGCCGTAGGCCCACGCCACCGCCAGCCAGGCAGCTCCCCACAGCACGTACATGCTGGCCAGCAGACTGCTGACAAGGGGAGTGCCCGTGCTGAGCAGGGCGTGGGCGGCGGGGTGAGGGGCGAGCGGGGGCAGCATGGGCGGGTTAAAACTCCGCTGCTTGGTCGGTGGACACGTGCACGTCCTTGATGCCGGGGTCGCTCAGCATCTGCAAGCAGAGCACTAGGCGGCGCTCCTCCTCGGTGAGTCTGGACAGCTGGGCCTTCAGCTCAGGCTGGCCGGGACGAATAACGTCGCGCACTACCTTCAGCCACGGACTCACGGCTAGGTTCCTCTCCGGCTGCGTCCGCCGCGGGGCGGTACGGGCGCGGGCGGCGGGCTGAGTGGTGGAGTATTGTTGTGCGGCAGACTGCCGGCGGCGGCCAGCAGAGACTCTATCTTCTGCAGCTTCTGCTCGCGATCGTCCGCCGACTCCCGGGCGATCTGGCTGGCCAGCGTGTGTATCTCAACCAGCATGGTGTGGGCGGCTCCGCTGCGCTCGGTAAAGGTGTTCAGGGCGCGCTCAAGGGCCGCTATGCGCTCGCTGCGCTGCTCGCCCTGCGCCCGAAACTGGCTGAGAGCAGCGGTATTCTCGCTGCGGAGCAGGACAACCGACATAGTCAGCTTTTCTATGGCTCCGCTGCGGGCGGCCTCCACGGCGTCCCGGCTGGCGGTCAGCGTGGTGTACATCTTAATCAGGCGCGTGCAGAACAAGCCCAGCAGCAGGCACAGAGCCAGCAGGGTGAGCATGGCCGCGCCCACCACTCCGGCGTCCTGATACACCTTGACAAACTCGGTCTTGTAGTTGTCGCTGGTGCTGGCCGTGGTAGTGGTCACGCCGCCGGTGGTGCTGGTCCCGGTGGTGCGAGTGCTGCTGGTTATCTGGCCAGCCGCCGGGGTGCCGGCAGCCTCAGCCACTCGGCACCGCCGGCCGCGCGCCGTTGGCGGGCAAGTTGGAGGCGGGCTGACCCGGCGCGGGCTTGGGGGCCAGCGGCGGCTCGTCCACGTGAGCGGCGATGCGCGCGGTGGCAATGCGGTTCTGCAGACTCTCCCTACGGGCCTTTTCCCCGGTGGGGTCGGGGTAGGTCTGGTCCGGACTGCTGAGCAGCCGCTTAAAGTCCTCCAGCGTGTACTCAATGGGAATCACGTTGACGCTGCGCAGAGCGTAGTACAGCACGTCCAGCGGAATTATGCCGCTGGTGTACAGGGACTGAATGGCGCGCAGCTCGCGAGCCGTCAGGTCGCTGCGCACAAACTCCTTGTTCATCTCGCAGAGGATGCTGGTGGCCAGCGGACGGCCCTCGGCGTCCGTTACCGTGGGGCTGTTGGGCCGGCTGGCGGGCAGCTGGATGCCCTGGAAGTCGGCCAGAATGGTGAGGGCGCGGGCCACGCCCGCCTCGCAGTTCTCGGCTACGTCCAGCAGGGTGGCCTCGTCGCCGGCCTCCATGAGCGCGTAAGCCTCGGTGCTGAGAGCCGCGGCCTTGCGCTGGCTGGAGATCAGCTTGCCGCCCAGAGACTGCATCTGCAGCTGCTTGGCGTCAACAGCATTCTCCAGGAAGGACAGGCCGTGCCCGTTGAACTCCAGAATCCAAGCCTTGGCGTCCTTCTCCAGCTCCCACACACTGCTGGGACCCACGGCCAGCGGGGCGGAGCTGTCGGGCGGATCCGGGCTGTCGCTGCCCGCGGCAATGACGTAGGTGGGCATGCCCGCGTAGAACCTGCCGTGCTCCAGCAGCGCCGTGCTCTGGTAGTGGCTGATGTTGATGGTAGCCACGTCCATCAGCGGCGGGGAGGAGACCGCGGGCAGCAGCGACTTGCTGTTGACGAACACAAACGGAATGTAGTTGAGTCTGCGCCCACGTATGGTCACGGGGACGGAGGTTACGGCCGGGGGCTGAGCGGGGTCGTCCGCCGGGCGGATTATCTCCTGACTGTAGAGCAGGGTGGCGGCGTCGTCCGGGTCGGCGTCCAGCCGGAGCACGCGGACAATGGGGCGGTAGGCCACGCCATACTCGGTCAGGGTGCTCTCCGACTCCCGCAGAATGACGCGGTCCACAATTCTGCGCCCGCGGTGCAGCACCTCCCGCCAGCAGTAGATGGACTCCGCGTTGTAGCCACTGAGGTAGGGGCGGTCGTAGTCCGCGGACAGGTCGCCGTCGGTGTTGGGCAGGTCCACCAGAATGCCGTAGCGGCCCATAAGGGTCACCTCGCTGGCAAGCGTCTTGGTGAACTGGAATATGGTCTGGCCGTCCAGCGTAACGTCGCCAAGGTCCAGCCCCTGCGCCGCCGGGGGCAGAGTAAACTCCGGCGGCTTGCGGAACAGAGACGACATGAGGCCGTCGTGGGTGCGCCGCACGGCGTTGTAGAAGTAGGCGCGGCTGAGGAAGCCCTCGTACTCGCTGTCCTTGTGGGCGCTCAGCTTGCGCAGGTAGGTCTGCCCGGCGGCCTTTATCTGGGGCTCGCCGGCGTAGCAGTCCCGCAGGGTGCGCCAGATGGGCCAGTGCTGGGCAAAGTCGGGGTGCGGCTGAAAGGCGAAGCCCGGAAAGGTGAGGGCCGGCACCGGGTGGCTGAGGTAGGGCGTCCGGCTGCGGTCCAGCTGAGCGTAGGCGGCAGTAACGGGGCTGGCCACGGCGGGGCGCTCCTGCTGGGCGTGGGTCTGCGGGGCGCGGCGGCCCTTGAGTCTGAGCTGAGTTAGCACGGACTGCCGTGGCCGAGCAAGCGCGGCGGGCGGGGTGCGGGGAGGAGGGGGCGGGGAGGGGCTGGGGCTTGCGGCGGGGGAGGCAGAATGGGATAAGCGCCGCGGGCGGGGCTGCAGGCGCGGAGGCGGCGCATGAGCATGAACGAGGCGGAGCGCGGACGGCGACGCGCGCGGCGGGCCGTGGGCGTGCCGGTGGCCCGCAGCGCGGGCATGGACCTTGCGCGGGCGCTGGGCGGGCGCACTCACCAGGACCACTACTACAACACCGGGCTGGGCGGGCACGTGTGGCAGCTGACCGTTGTGTGCCAGGACGGGCGGGTGCTGGGCACTCAGGTGGTGGTCAGCGACCAGGAGCTGCTGGCGGCACGGCACCCGGCCAGCTTGGTGCAGGCCAAGCTGGACTGGAGCTGGGAGCAGCTTGTCCGGCGGATGCGCGGAGCCGGGGCCGAGGGCAGCGGCGGCGGAGCCGGGGGCGAGGGCGGCGGGTGAGCACCGCGCTGCCCGAGGCCGGACGCTGGGGCGGGCCGGCGGACGGCGCGGACGCGTGGTGGGTGGACAGCAGAAGGGCGCGCGCCCTGCGCGGGAAGTTGGAGCGGGCCGGATGGGCTACCTGGATGGGCCTGGAGTACGTGGGACGGGGACTGTGCCAGTACGGAGTGCACTGCGCGCGGGGAGCCAGCAGCGCGGCGGAGTGTTGGATAGTGGAGTGCGGCGGCGGCGCTGGAGGCGGAGGAGGCGGAGGCGCAGGAGAGGGGAGCGGGGCCAGCGGAGTAGTGGTTCTGGCTCAGGTGGAGCAGGCGTGGGCGCGCCTGTGCCGGCAGGTGCTCGGGTAGACGTGAGTTAGATGGGGCGTGTAGAAGGAGACTCGGAATGTGGTGGGGCAAGAATCTGCGCGTGCAGCGGGCGGCCCAGCGCATGTGCGCGGAGCGAGGCTGGAGCGTTGTGCGGGTGCTGAATCACCCTCCGCTAGTCGTGGTGGAGGACGGCGAGGGCATGCGCTGGGAGGTTGACGCCGAGCTTGTGGCGCGGAATCCGGACGGCGCGGCACGGGTTGTGGAGTGCGGGCTACTGACCAAGAGGCGGTGGAGGGCGAGCGACAGGGGTGGGGGTTGACAGGTGGGAGTTGAGGATGGGGGGTTGAGGCGGCCCAGGGTCCTGGTTGGCTGCGAGACGTCCGGGGTGGTGCGGCGGGCGTTTGCGGAGGTGGGAGTGGATTCCTACAGCTGCGACCTGCTGCCGGCCGAGGACGGGGAGACCGAGCGGCACATAGTGGCCGACGTGCGGCGGGTGGTGGCGGAGCAGGGTCCCTGGGACCTGCTGATAGTGCATCCGCCCTGCACGCGCCTGGCGTCCAGCGGAGCTAGGTGGATGGCCGGGCGACAGGCCGAGATAGAGGAGGCGCTGGACTTGGTGCGCTGGCTGCTGGTCTACCAGCGGGCGGTTGGCAGAGTGTGCCTGGAGAATCCGGTGGGCCTGATAGGGACTCGG